TGGTCGGAGCGCCGGGATTTGAACCCGGGACCTCTTCCCCCCCAGGGAGTCGGCATTTGCTCATTTGAACCTGAGCCCCTGGCCGATTCTGCCACCTGCGCCCGGTTTAGCCTCGCAAAAGTGCGGGTGGTACCCCACGCGGCCTGGGGTACTGGGGTACGAATGATGTGGGTAGGATTACAGGCATGACGGCACTTCTTTTGATGGCTTCGATGGCGCAAGTGACTGGCCCCACGTCAGCGAGCGTGTTCGTGACCTCCTTCCCGCGTGAGCTTCGAGAGCCAAGCACTCTGGAAGCTGGTCGGCTACCCCGAGGATTCGGTGAGCACCGGCGATACGAGATTCTGGAATATCGAATGGTCGAGCAAGGCGGCCTGCGAGTGGTGACCTACACCGTGCGCAACACGCGCGAGCGAGAGCAACACGACATCTTCCAGGTGAAGGTGACGTTCCTTTCCGACAATGGGATGCCGCCCGAGCGCATGCTCCCCACTAAGGGCCTCCCGGCTTACGTTCAGGACGGCCAGGGAGCGAAGCAGTGGATCCATATCGAAACGTCCGGCGCTGATCGGTACGAGACCCGCTTCAAGCTGGCCACGCCGCACTATGCGCCCAGCACGGCCACGGAGATGATCGAGGCCGAAGGCGTGGGCAAGGCCCGCGTGTCACTCACCCGGGACAACAAATACATGGTCACCCTGACCACCTACCTGTTCCACAAAGGCAACCGGCGCGATTACTTCATGATCGCGGGCACACTGCGGCCGTAAGGAAAGGGACGGAAACCGTCCACCATCGGTACACTTCGACTAAGCCTTCGAGCGCAAATAGGTGAGATAGTCGGCCCCGCGCTGCAGGTCCCAGAACACCTGCACAAAGCCGACCTCGCCTTCCTCTCGCGGATCCACCACGGCCATGCACGAAGGCGAGATCGTATCTTCGTGGAACCCGTTGGCATCGGCGTACTCATCGGCCTCCTTGTACGAGCCCACGCGAATGGCGTGCCCCATGTGGCCAGAAACCCCGTTCCTGAGCACGGTGTACGCTGAGACGTGGGTATGGGCGCCCACGATGATGTGCGCGTCCGACCCCCGGTAGTTCTGCTTCGCCTGGGCGAATGAGGGGTTGTATTGGCTGTGCCCTCGGTGCGTGTGCCGAGCGTCGATCTTGAGCACCGAATCACCCGCATGGACTCTGAACATCGAGCCGTGAGAGACGTAGGCCACGTTCATCTCTTTGCAGAGGGTCGCGGCCGTCTTGCTCCATTGGTCATGGTTACCGAGGATGACCGCGAGCCAGTCATGCTTGAGAAGCCAACGCATCATCTCGGTCTCTTCATCCACCGTGATCTCTTGGCCGCCGTAGAGCCGCTGAAGGAAGCCAACCCAGTTGTTCGTGAGGTCGCCCATGTTGATGGCGTGAAGGCCGTCCGTTTGGTCCACGACCTCCAGGTCTCGCATGATGGACGTGATGTTGCACCCCGGGTCGCCAAGGTGCGGGTCCCCGAGGAACGCAATGGCGTAGGGCGCGTCATTCGGCATGGTGACGGTAATGCCGCTCTTCTTGGCGTCGTGCTCGGTGAGTTTGCGCCGGTGGGAGTCCATCTGCGCGGCCAGCAGCTCTTCGATGCTCCGGGAGCCGGACTCCCTGAAGCTCATGTCCACGAACGGTTTGGCCTTGGCCGTACTCGCGTTGGTCTTCAGGTGTTGCGCCATCTTGATGATGGAGTCCGTGCTTCGCTGGTTGCCAGTCAGCGCCATGAGCTTGGCGGCGATCTCAGCAGAGGAAAGGTTCTGCTGCCGGCCTTCGATGACAAGGGCCTTTTCAGCGTCGGTCCAAGGGATTGAGCGGGGCATTATTCACCCTTCCTGATCTTTTCCCAGCACCCGGCGTACCCCGCGACATCCATCATGGAATCACGGTGGTCCGGCGAGTTGCACATCCTCGCCACCTTCAGCTGAATCATGCAGAGCACAACGTGCTCCGGCGTGATGGTCTGGCCAAGCACCACGGACCAAAGCTCCGCGATGCGTTTGAAGTTCTCAGAAGCAGGGCCGTAGTCTTTGGCCCGCTCCCCGTTGATGATCTCATCAGCTTCTTGGAGGATGGTTTTCATGCTTAGCTCGCAGGGGTGGGAAGGTGAGGACTTAGGGCGTCAAATCCAGGGATCCATCAGATACAGCTCGTTGCGCCGAAGCTCGATCAACGATGAAGAAGAACCCGCGTTTTGGTGCTGGAACCGGTTGGCCGGGAATCCTGTCGGCACCCGGAACAAGACTGCGAACTCAAGGTTTGCCGCAATCTCAACCGAGTTGATTTGCATCTGCCAGGCATGGCTGGCGGCCACCGCCCCCGGGTCTCGCCATCCAAAGTAGCTCGAAGCGTTGAACGCGCCCCCGGTGGTGCGAACCCCGCCAACCCACAGGTATGTGCTCCCCGCCGTCGCAGGGGCCGCGCTGGTGTTTGCGATAGCGTTCGCAGATCCGCGAGTGAGTGCCCAGTCGTTGCCCACCGCGCCAGTGGCTACGTTCGAGCTTGCGCCCGTGCCGCTGAACGCCCAACCGGTCGGAGTCACCGCACCAGAGTTGGCCGTGTAGATCGGGTTCGCCATCAAGCCCGCCTTTCCTGCGCCATTCGCGAACGGCAACAAGGACGCCGGCACGCCGGGGTAAGCCCCGAGAATCAGATTTGCAATGCGCTCGCCCCGGGCCATATTGGCCGCGTGGGTGAGGTGAGTGTTATCTCGGAACAGAGCCGACTGGCCAAGGCCATCCGTGCCCACATACGGCCCCCAAGCATCCTCAAAGGGCACACGGTATTCCACAGCAAGACGCCGGTAGCCTTCGTTCAGGGCGTCGTAAGCCGCGCCCGTGGTCAGACGGTTGGGGAGAACGCCGCAGATGATCGGAATGGTGCCGACTTCCAGCAAGCTTTCCACCATGCGCCGGACGTTGGTGATGGTGACCGAGGCCGCGACCGCACCCCCAATGTCGTTGGTACCGACGCTGATCGGGCAGTACGTCCAGCGACGCGCGCGCGCCACAGGGAGCCATGTCGCCAGCACTTGAGCCGACGTGAGCCCCGCTTCACCCGCAATACCCGCATAAGCAAGGCGAGCCCGCGAGTAGCCCGAAGCCCAAAAGCAGACGTTATGCTGGTTCATCACGCCCAGGCGGCCAGTGGCGAGGTTCTGCTGATCGTTGCCCGCCGTGGTGACAATGCCGGATGCGAGTTGCGAGTCGCCCAACCCCCCGATGGTCGCAATGCGATTCAAGGGGCGGGCCGAATCAAAAGGGGATACGTCGATGTTCACCGCCGCGCCCACAAACCGGATTTCCTCGAAGGAGCGAACGTCCATCGTGATGATGCGTCCTGCGTTGAAGTAAAGCCGCCCGTTGGAATCCTCGGCGGGTCGGTCGCTCGTAATCCGGTCGTGAATCTTATCGAATTGACTACTCCCGAGAGAGCCCTCGATGGTGATGGGACCGACGCCCGCATTGAAGCGGATGCTGACCTGCTGAGACGTAATGACCGAAAGAGCTTGACCGTCCGTGAGGGCGTGAGTGGTCGCGGGCATGACCGCCTCTGCCCCCACGCACAGGCTATGTCAACCGAACCCAGCCCGTGCCGGTGCTCTGAATCGTCACCGTCTGCTGGTTCGTGGAGATGGCCACCGTGCCGGTTCCATCAATCGTGTCCGCGCCATCTGCAACCACGTTCACCGTGTTGGCGCCTTGGCGCTTGATGTTCAGCACCCGCCCCGGAAGAGCCGACGCCGCAGGGAGAGTGATGGTGCGCACGCCCGCCGATGAGTTCACCACCAGGGTGTAATCCTCAGCCCCCACCGTGATGTCACTGGAAACGGAGCGCAAGGGGAGCTGCGCCGAACCTTGCAGGCTGATGGCCCGCGTCAGAAGGTTCACCGTCACGATGTCGCCGCCCAGGGAGTACGTCCGCAGGGAGTCGAACCGTCCGAGGTCCACGCGCCCCGTATCGCTCACGCTCGTAATCGAGCCGCCCGAGGTCACCACCTGGCCAAGACACACCGCCTCGCCGCCGATGTCCGTGCTGGTGGCCGTGAACGTCACCAGACCTTCCGAGTCAATCCAGACGAATCGCGTCACGTTGTTCGGGCAAGTGGCCGTATCAGCATCAAGAGCCACCAGGCCATTGGCCCAGATGGTTCCCGCAGCGATGTTGAGCGTCAGACCGCTACCGGCCGTAATCGCAAGGCCAGAGAGCACGCCCCGGCCCACCACGCGGGCCAGCACGCCTTCCAGCGCGTCCATCAGCCCATTCCATGAGGCCACCGAGAATGTGGACGGAGTGATACGGGGAAGGCTCACGAAATCTCCACCCAGGTCTCTGCCAGGTCGGTGCTCTCGAACCTTCGCACGCCGTCAATCACGAAGACCAAGGTCTCGTGGGCGTCGCCAGCGAACTCAAGGCCCCCGCGCACTTCATCCGCCGTCACGATCACGCCCATGTCTTCGTAGCTCGCCGCTTTGTGCATCCGCCGATAGGCACGAAAATCGCCGGAGTCCCACACCACGTTGATTTCGTAGCCCATCGAAGGATGAGTGGCAATCGCAATCACGCTTCCGCCCATCAGCACGGTTGCATCCCCCCATGAGCGGCCATGATCGCCGGAGCGGTGCTCTTGAACGGTGCCATCAAGGCACAGGGCCACCCGGAGCGTTCCATCAGGGTGCCAGGCCACCTGAGCATCAGTGACGCCCTCAGCGTCAACCACAGTCGCTTCATAGCTCGTGCCCTTGGCGTCAAAGACCCAAGATGTCACCTGCGTTTCCCGAACAAAGACCGCGCACACCTGCCCCAGCGGCATCCGGCATAGATGGACGCCCGCACCGAGTACCGCGGCGATCTCTTCGAGTTGCGCGTAGAAGCCGTGCCAGGGCCGTCCGCTGGCCCAAGTCCGCGCCCCAGTCTTGAGCCGCCATGCGAGCGTTTCTGAGCCGTCCATCGGTTCACTGTGCTCAGTGGCGAACCAGGATGAAGGGGCCAGGATGTCCGCTGTCACCTTGGTGCCGATGGGATTGTGCAGGTCGAGCTTCGAGCCGCTGGAGATGTACCGTCTCGGCTCTTGCACCCAGCTGATGACTTCCATGCCGTAGGTGCTGGTCTCGGCAAAGGTCGTGAGGTTCCGCGTCTTGGCCGGGAACGTCGGCACCGGGGGCACTTCGGCCAATGTGTTCACCAAGGCCACCGGGAGCGTTCTGGCCGTCACAGGGGGCAAAGGAAAGGCAATCGTCCCGCGATCAATGGCGCCCACGCTCTGCCCTTCCTGAGCATCGAACCGGGCCACCAGCTCTGCGGCTTCGCCATCGTTGTAGAACAGCCCTTCGGCCATCATCCGCATGGTGCGCATGGCGTCAATGATCGTGCTCTTGTAGCCGAGGGCGCGCACGTCCGGGTGGAAGATGTTCCCGCGCCCCGTCTCGTACCAGTCGAGGTTGGCCCACCGGGGGCCAGGGCCGTCCGCATACAGCCACGCCCCATGCGCCGCCGTGGTCCAGAACAGTTCGGGTACCTCGGGAGATGTGAGCAAGGTGATGTGAGGCAGTAGCACCGTCGCCGTATCGTCGATGATGTCGAACTCACACCGGAGCTTGCGGGGAGTGCGACCGGTGAGCAAGCTGTACAGGGTGGCCCGCTCCGGGTCGCTCATCATAAACGTGGAGATTCCAGTCGGCTGCATATCCGCGCCTTGGTCGCTGATGTAGAGCGCGCCGTGATCTTGAGCCCAGTCCCCGGCATACTTGCTCTGTGGGCCAATGGGGAGCCGGTAATCCTCTCCCTCGGTGGTGAATCCGTCGCCGGGAGTTAGCTCGATGAGTTGCCGCTCATCATCTCGCCCCACGGTGTACCAGCGGGCCGCCGATACGTTAGTGGTGGTCCAGCGGGCTTCGATGCGATCGGCAAAAGCCGCCAGCAGATACGGGTAGTGGTCGAAGTCGGCAAGGTTGAGCTCGAAGGCGATTGTCGTGGCGTCCGGGTCCGGCGTGAGTTCGATTCCCGTGGGGCCTACGTCAATCGTGCAATTCTCACCCACGCCGTAGAGCGTTTCAGAGCGTTCATCGAACGTGATTTCTTCGGGCAGGACGGATTCTCGCACCTGGAACCGGGAAACCCCAACCCAGTCGAGGCCGTCACGTTCCCGGCCGGTGCCTGCCTTGAAGAAGGCATCCAGGAACGGGGTATGGCCACTCTCTTCCAAGGGGCACGAGATTATGTGGTTCTTGGTGCGAACGTCTTCCTCTTCGGGGAGCGAACCATGCTGAAGGTGCTGCATCCGCACGAGCCGGTGATAGTCTTCGTAGGGCGCCGGGCCTCCGTCAATCAGCCAGTCGAACCGCGCGTAAGCCAGCGACCAAAACGGGCTGGCGATATAGTTCACATAACGCACCAAGGGCTCAAGGTGGTGAATGTAGCCCGCAAGCTGGGCGTTCTGGGAAAGACTCTCAACCGTGTGAGGGAAGTAGACGCCGATGGACTCCACGTCGCTATCCGTGTAGGCCGGGTCATCGTCACACGCCGTCGCAGGGCTCGAAGAGATTGCCCGTGCCCGCGCGGCCACCATGGGGGCGTACACCGGTGTGGACCACGGGTCTTCAATGACGTGAGCCCCTGAGCGCACCACCGAGAGCATCTGCGTGAAGCTCGGATGCACTTCCTCAATGACCGTCAGATTCCCGCCCGGTTTCGGCGGGGTGTTCGGCCCCAGCTCCCAGAACCGATTGGAGCGGGCTTCAGTCTTAGGGAATCCAAACCGGAGCCACATGGCCGCGTAATCGTCAGGGATGAGCCGCCGAACGGCCCGCGAGAGGTCAGGCACCAGCATGACGCGCCCATTGCAGGACTGCCCCTCCAGCGTGGCCGGAGCCGCTGCGGAACCCGGAGGAATCGGACACCCGGCGCGCACAGAAGCCGCGCTGGAGTCGAGGTTCAGCAGATCGCCCCATGTGCGCGTGGCCACCACAATGCCGGCCGTCGAAAGGCCGAAGGGAGACGTGCTCACCGCAGGTTCAGTGATCGTGGGGAGAGTCACCGGGAGGTCTTCCCAGCCGGAGCCCTCATCGAATCGCCATCCGCCCCGCACTTCGTGAGTCATCGTGGCCGTGTGGTTGTAGTCACCAGGCACGCCGCCCGCGCCCGCAAGAGCGTTGCCAAACACGTCAGCCGGGATGCCAAAGACGGGAATCCACGAAGGGCCGAGGCCGGTGCCGTTGAATGTCGCGCCGCCCAGCGAGACCTGGAAGGAACCGTTCGTCCAAATCTCGATGTCATCCACCGTCATGCGCCAGGTGGCCGCCACCGATGGGTCCAGCGCATAGAGCCGCACGCCCACAAAGACCACAGAGATGGACAAAAGCCAGCCCCCGGCGCCCACAGCCCCCGTCTGACTCCATCCACCAAAGGGAGCGTTCGGACCATCGTAGAAAAGCTGATAAACCCCGGTGCTCGTGCCCGCCTCGATCGAGAGGAACACTCCGGCATTGACTACAAGCTGATTCGGAGTCGCGCCCGTGATGAGAGTGGCCGTGCTACTGGCGTTCGCAGTGGAGCCCGAGAGCGTGCATGACACGTCGCTCACCAGGCCCAGTTCGAGCTTCGGCCAATACTTGATCTTGCCCGCAATCGGCATTTACGGCCTCACGATGTCCGGGCCACCGATGCGGCTGTACCCTGGCACGAACCAGAACTTCCCCACATCCTCAGAAACGACATTCACGCCGTCCACATCCGTCGCAAGCACCCGAAGCTGAATAGATTCCCGCGTGGCCAGTTGCGAGGCGTCTACGGAGCCCGAAACCCGCTGGCGAGAGAGCACGCCGTAGGGGCTGTTGTGCATCCGGCCAAACCGCTGGCCCGCCCGCTGATAATCTCGAAGTTGCCTCTGTTCAGGTGTCATTGTGCCTCCGGCAAGAACTCATCCGCCGTCCACATCGGAGCCTCTTCAAAGTCCGTGGTGCCGACGTATTCCAGCGTGTAGAGAGCCGACCATGTGTAGTCCCTGCGCTCGGTGCCGCCAAAGTCATCCGCGCCGGGGGTCTCGGGGTTATCGTGCTCGAGCTCTGGGGGGCAAGAGACGATGCGCCAAGCCCCGTAGCTCACGGGGTCGCCTACTTCGATGCCCCGGTCCACATCGTCAGCCGGTGCCGGGCCAACGATGGCCACAAGGTCATCAGGCCAGATGTCCGGCCCCCATTCGCCTTCCATTGCGAGAGAAACCCGCATCCTGCCTTGCTCATCGAAGAGTCGCCGGGCGTACCGCGCCAGGCCATCCAGCGTGCTCGCCATGGCCGTATCGCTGGCCGTGGTTCTGCGCATCCGCGCCCGCACTTCATGGGCGGGAAACTCAGGGTCCCAGGCCCGTGGGTCCGGCGCAATGAACGCCGCAATCGCATCAGCGCCATCACCTGTGCGAGTGCTGGAGTAGCACGCCAGGGCATTGAACGAGCCCCGCTCGATGACGGGCTCCATCTGGTCGAAAAGCCGGTACCGATGATCGGCCCAGCGTTCCTCATCGGTGGTGAGTTCCGTGGGCTCCGTTCTTATGGAGAGATGGAACACATGGTCCAAATCTTCCACCGAGGTGTAGAGCTTCGAGAACCGGCACACCCACATCCCGTCTTGGCGCATGACGTGAAGGTAAGGCTGGCCCTGGCGGCCGTAGTTCGAGCGCAGAGCCCGGAAGAGGTCACCAACGGTCGCATCATCGTTCACCAGCTTCCAGTCATCCCCGCCTGAATCGCTCACCCCGTCCACGGTCACCGTGTCGAGTTCGGGATCAATGCTCAGTTCAGCGTCCGGGAACCCCGCCCGCTTGAAGCCTTCCCGGAGAATCGCGCCGATGGTCTGACGGCTCAGGGATTCGATACCAGCCGCGCTCGTGTCATCAAGCTCGTGCCAGAGGTCTTCAATCAGAAGGTCATCACTCACGATGAGCGAGCGGCGCGGAGAGCGCACCATCATCTCATCCTCTTGCACTTCGACCCCGCCTTCTACAACGGGGCGACGCCGGCGCACGACTCCTTCAAAGACCACCGTCTCATCTACTTCGAGCTTGATGGTTCCGCCCATGGTCAGCAGCTTCTTGTAATCCTCCTTCAGCGTGGGCGGGTCTGTGGCCGTATCCAGCGACTCCACGCTCACAAGAGCCTCAAGCACCGAACCCGCCATCTCGCTCGTGGCCTGCCATGAGAGCTTGCGCCAGTGCGCGGAGAGGTCGATTCCCTCCGTCGTTGGCGTCACAATCTCGGGCGGCACTTCAAACTGCATCGCCCAAAGCTCAGGGGTGTAAATCCCAGAGTGGCTGGGCCGGAGCCATGTGCGCAGCGACACTTGCCGGTCGGTGGCCGCATCCCAGGAAACCGCGACGCTCGCTAAGGCTCCGTTCTCATCCGTGTAGCCCGTGCCCACTGTGGTGAGATCGCCCGTCTTGCAAAGGGTGGCCGGGAGTCCGACCCCTTCGGTTTGCCCCACAATGCCGAACGACGTAGCCTTCGGCGCAAGGGCCGATACCGCGTGCGTCATCACTTCGGGCAAGGGTTCAGGGAGCGTGCGCACGCCCGTGGCCACATACCGCACCGCCGCCAGACCAAAGGCGACCTGATACTCAGTGCTTCGGACGCCCAAGAAGATGGAGGTGCCCTCCGTCTTGCGCGTCACGCCGATGGAAGGGTCCGTGGGGCAAGGAATCCCCCACCGCTTGCACTCAATGAGGAAGGCCGAGCGAACCCCCGTGTCTGTGTTGCTGGCATTCGTCTCACCGCCCCCGCCCGCTTGGCTGAAGACGATGCTGATATTGTCCGGCCCCCAGGGCACTACCGTGAGTTGGAAGGGGCTCCCGTGGTCAATGCCACCGGCCGCAAACTCCAACCGCTGAACGTGCGCCCACTCGGTTGCAGAGCGGCGCGTCCACAGCCAGGCGTAGCCCGAGGCGTGAAGGCTCAGGAAGAAACGGCCCCCGAAGGCCACCCCCATGTAAACATCTGCCCGGTCGCTCATCGTGCCGAGCGGCTGAATGAGCATCGAGAATCCCTCGTTGGGGCGCATCGTGCGGGAAGTCTTGGCCACCCACGAAAGGCCGAACGTGGCCCCAGCATCGAGCGGGGTGAGCCAAGCATCCACCGAGGCCAAAGCGGCAATCGGCGCGAGCGGGTCAGGCCGGAGCGTGGCCCAGAGAATCGGAGAGGCCCCGAGGTCATCCCGCACTTGTTCAGCGAGGGCACCAGCGGCCACCGTGAGCTGATTCGGCCTTGCGCCGGATCCAAACCAGTCATCCGACCAATACTCATCCTCCATGAACGTGGACCATAGCGGGCCAGGTTGGAGCATGATGACGCCCGTATTGGGCTCCATCCAGAGGCCGTTATCCACCGGTTCCCCGGCTGTATCCATAGCGAGCGGCCCGGGCTCGAGCTTCGTAGGGCCAGGCGCGGCCCCTCGGAGGGCCTTGGCACGCCGGTAGAACGCAAAGGCGTTGCGGCGCATCGAAGGGCGAGCATAGTTCGCCGTGAGCGTGACTCTGGGCGGCACTTAGAAGCCCGCTCCGTAGTTCAGTCGAGCGTTCGCTTCAGCGTTGGCCCGGTCAATACTGGCGCGGCGCGGAGACGTGCCCCCACGGCGGCCCTGGGCGTCCCAGTTGCGCTGACGGTTGCGCTCTTGGCTATCGAGCCGTTCTGCTTCACTCCGTTGCCGCTGGGCTTGCATCTCCGCCCGGCGTGACTCAGTGGCGAAGATTTGATCATCACCCGTGGCCATGAAGTATTCAGTGCGGCTCATGCGGCGACCTGCCCGGTACTTTTCGTAAGCCGCCTTGCGCATCTCGGCTTCCCGCACCGGCTTGAAGGTTCGTTCGGCCTCTTGGTCAATCTCTTGCCGAAGCTGAGAGCCCGACTTGAAGCCCCGCCCGGCCAGGCCGTTCTCAATCTGGCCAAAGAGCGTGTCATCGTAGCTCATGCCAGCGAGCCGCCCGACGCCTTCCACGATTCCCGCGAGGGCCAGGGCACCAGCGACGAAGATTCCGCCCGCTGCGGCCCCTGTCGAAGCCTGCGCGGCACCACCCCAAGAGGGGAGCGCACTGGAAAGACTCCCGGCCCCGAGGGTGTCCTTGAATACCGACATGCCCGCCGTCTTGGGCGGCTTCCGCTTCAGGACTCCACCACCACCCAAGAGCCCACCGCCTTGCGCGACGGAGGCCGCATCAGCAGATGCCGCAAGCCGCAAGAGGGAGGCTGATGTCCGGTAGGACACTCTCATCTCCCAAATCTTTGCCGCTGCCAGCCCTGCAAGCGCAAACTCCCAGTGTTCGACGGCTGGGCCAATGACCTTCACGATGTTCGGCATTTCCCGGGCCAGGTTCTTCACCACCGGGGTGAATTCCTTGCCGAGTGCAGGCATGAGGTCCTGCGAGATGGTGTTCTCCATCTGAGTGAGAGCCACCGAGCCCGATTCACTCACCTCCTTCATGTACTGCAACGCCTCGGTAGTCTCACCGAACTTCAGGATGGCGTTGTTCAGTTCCTCGAACGTGATAGGGTTCGTTTGGCTGTTGATGCGGGAGCCGAGGCCAGCTTCACGCAGGATGCGCCGCACGGCGAAACCGTGCTCTTCCATGATCTTGAGTTCGTCGCCCTGAACCTTGCCGCTGTTGGCAATCTGGGTGTATTGCACCATCGCGGCGGCCATGCCTTCAGGGCTCGCCCCCGTCATGTAGCCGGAGGCCGTGTAAGCCTTCATCGTGCGCATGAGCATCGCGGGGTCGAAGAACTGAGACAGTTGCCGCAGGGAGAGAGACACGTCCTTGATCGCGATGCCGTAAGTGTCAGAAAAGTTGCGCACCTGGCCCGCCGTGGATGCGGCCTGCCCTTGGCCATATTGGGACCGGAAAGATCGTTCGAGGCTTTGCTTGGCGTCGTAAGCTCGAATGCCACCCGCAATGAGCGCACCGCCACCAGCAATCCCCAGCGCACCCAGACCGGCACGCATCCCGCCTCCGGAACCCGCCACAGCGGCCATCTCTCGCTTGAGGTCGGCCAGACTTCGGCGGACATCTTTGGCGGCCTGGGTCTGGCGTCGGGCACTGTCCTCAGCGGCCTTGCCTGCGCGGGCATAGGATTCGGCTACGCTACGGTTGCCAGCCGCGACCGTTCGAGAGGTCACACGGGATTCGACTGCGTTGCTTCGAGCCGAACTGCGGAGCGCGGCAAGATCGCGCATTACCGCCGCCGCCTGGGCCAACCTGGCACGGATGACTACTTGGTTCTCGCTCACCTTCGCCGCTGGCGACTGGAACGCTGAGTGTCAGCCGCGATCTCTTTCTCAGCCTTGCGAGCGGCGCTGATTTCGGCCAGTTCCTTCTGATAGGCGACCCAGCACACTTCGAGCACGTCAAGAGGGCGCCAGCCCTGCCGAAGCAGGGCCGCAGGGTGTTGGTTAGTAGCGGCCAGGCAAAGCCTGATTAGGAGCCATCGGAGCTGGCCGCGTCTCAGTTTCCCCGGAGGGCTTCCAGGGTGGGTTCTGTGTCAGCGTCAAGCGGTTCGGGGTCTTCACCCGCACCTTGGAGAGCGGCCTTCGCAATCAGCGCCGCTTGCTTCACAAGGTCTTGGTCGCCGCCCTTCTTATGGGCTTTGCGGAGGAGCGAATACACCTGCCCCCAGTCGGCAATCCCGCCCGCCGTCTTGGTGGGCGTCGTAAGTCCAAGCACCTGGCTTGCGGCCATGTCGAGGTGAGTGAAGGAGGCAGGCTGGCTGATTGCCATGCGCACGATGTCGGCAATGTCGGGAGGGTTTGCACCTTCCTCGCCCACATAGGCCACCTGAATGGCGCGGGCCGCAGTAACAATCCCTTCAGGCACCGTGCAACCAAGGGCCGCAGAGAGGTGATCGGCAAGCCTCGCTTGTTCGAGCGGGTCAGGGAACAGCACCGCGAACTTCTGTTCGACGCTGATGCCTTCCCCGCTGAACTGGAACGTCTGCCCGGCCACTTCCACCGTCTGCAAGGCCGTGGCCATCTCGGCCACAGCGCGAAACGGATTGCTCATAGGCCGGCCTGGGTGATCGTCGGGGCTTCCCCGTAGGACATGATTTGCAGGTCAATCGTGCCCGGGTTATCCAGGAAGGAGATGTCAGGCAGAGCCATGATGCCCTTGTAGACCATAGTGATGTTGGCCCCCGCGTCAAGCTGGTTGTTCCCCGTGACCGTCACCTGAACCAGCGGCCCGTTCGTTTGGTACTGCGCAATCAATGCACTCGGGATCGCGAGGTTTGAGGAAATGCTCAGCGACGGGTCGTTCTTGATGATGCGGTGAAGCTCAGCGAGGTCTTGAGCCGTGCTGAACGCCGCAAGCTGCTGACCCCCGCCAAAGCGCACGGAGTTGGACTTGAACGTGATGTCCGGGTTGGAAGGAATGGAGGCCGGGAACTTGCCCACGTCGGCACCGCAGAAGCGGATCGTGACCGTGAATTCATGGGAAGTCAGATGAACGGGGCTGATCGACATTTTTAGCTCAGTGGCACCGAGACTAAGACCCGGTACTCTGTTTGCAAGTGCCGGAAGATGCGCGAGCCGTCAACGGACGTGCGCACCTCTTGGCTGACTTGCTCACACACGAGCGTGTAGCCCTCGCTCACGGCCTGGGCCTGGTGAAGAAGCCGCTCCACCTCATTGGCCACCCCGTAGGGCGGAATCTCGCCATTGCTGAAGCAGTAGACCATGAGCATGGCGTCACAGACGTGCCGCTCACCCTGGGCATTGATGTTGTTCCAGCCAGGGATGTCGAAGGCCACAGCCGGGTACTCGGTTTGGCTCGGAGCCAGCCGCCCTGCATAGATCGCCGGGGCCGAACTGTTCGGCATATTGGCAACCAGGCCCACCAGCGTGGCGTCTTCGGACAGGGTGGAATAAACCCACCGTTCAATTGCTTGGTGTTCACTTGCCACGTTTCATCGCCCTCTTGATCGCTCGGTCCACTTCCTGCGGGAAGATACGCTTTTCCAGTTGCTTTGCCGCCCGCTTCATGTAGAACCGCCCAGGGATATGAAGCGTGCCTCCGTCCTTTAGCTCGCGGGTGGTGCCGTACTCCACATGAGCGGCATACTCGGTGCCCGTGGCCGTGATGGCCTCGTACGGGTCGCGGGGTCGCTCAGAAGTCACCATGGTGGCCGTGGGACGGAACGCCGCGCCGCTCACGAATGAGCCGCGCCCGAAGATGTAGGTGATGATCGAGTTTCGCAGAAGGCCAGTATCCACCGGCGCCGCCATCTTGGCAATCGTCTCGGTGCGAAAGGCCGCCTGACGAACCGCAGTGCGCAGCTCTTCGTCCAGATGCTCCACCAGGCCATCAAGCTCAGGAATCTTCACTTCCACCATGTATTCAGGAATCAAGACAGCCTCCGAATGATGGCGCGGCCGGCCGTTTGCCATTCTTGCGGATCCTCAACCGAATCCACTTCGTACTCATCCCCGTTCACCTTCACCCGGCTTGCGGGTGTGATCGTCAGGGCCTTGGGGTACGTCAGGTGATACCGAGAGCGGGCCATCGGCACCGGTTGAATGTCGGAGACCTCATCCCCCTCACGGAACATGATCAGGTGGCAAGGTTGGGCCGTGCCCCATGTTTCCACCGTCGAAACGTGCCCCTCCGCCGTGGCCGTGTTGGTGCGCGTAAGAAGCTGCAAGGAATCCGGCATGGCCGTTTCCTGGGTCTCGGTCATCCAGGCTACGTCACTCGATGACAACAAGGGACTGATCCTCCAAGCTCAGATCGAGCGGAATGCCGAACGTGCGGCGCGCGCGGGCCTTTGCGGCCATCTCTCGGTAGCCCTGCACCCGGTCGGTGAGGTCGAACTTGGAGCCGTCGCGCTCGAAGGTGACCTGCTGAGAGATGAGAGCCGCTTTGCGCTCGTAAATCAGGGCCTCGGCATGATCGAGGTCCCACGTCGGCACCCACGCAGAATCAGTTGGTGCACGTTTTGCACTATCTGCCAGTTTGCAGTAGCCCAGGAACGTCTCAACCTGCGCGTTCGTCACCACCGGCTCGGTATCGGCGGAAGTCTTGAGAACCAACAGGTCACGCGCTTCGGTGAGGGTCACGGACGCAGATGGCGAAACCAGGCCGGGAAGGCAACCTGAGAAACAAGCAAGCCTCCCCGGACCAGTGGGGAGGCTATGGAGATGATCACGCGCAGAGAGGTGTTATTGCGGGGGTTCCCCCTCGCCGTCTGCCTCGGCAAGCGTTGCATTGTCCTTGGCGAGCTTCAGCAAAGCCTCTTTGCCCAGGCCCTTGAGATCAGCAGCGGGGATACCAGCCGCTTCAAGGTGGGCCGCGAGATCAGCCTTTGTCATCCCGTCGAACGGGCTGAGAACCGGCTCAGTCGCTTCTTCTGCCTCTGCGGGCTCGGGTGCATCCGGGAGCATGACCCAGCGATCCGCAAGCAGAATCTTCGCTCGCTTTTGGTCCTGGGGGGAATCCCCCAGAACCTTTGTCACACGTCCATCTTCGCTCTGCAGTCGCATGGTTAGCTGATCGGCTTAGCGTAGATGTCCACCGTGCCCGTCAGGCCCGTAGGCGTGCCGGACGCAGTGATGGTGAGGAATTGCCCCACCGGCCAGTAGGCGCGAGCCCGACCGTTGGTGCCAGCGTTGAGCGCGTTGCTCAAGCGACCCGCCGAAGCGATGCTCGCACCGTCGATGAGACCGTCAGCCGAGGCCGCCGTAGCAGCAATCCCAGCGTCGATGGTTTGGCCAGAGACCACCCCCACCACCTTGACGATCAGGTCTTCGACCACGAGATCAACGTCGCCATCGTTGCGGATGGAGAGAACCCCAGCCGCACCGGCCGCCGCGCCGAGGGTCGCCTTCAGACGGCCTTCGTCGTAGAAGTTAGCCAGCAGTGCCATTAGGCCACCAGCACCCCGAACGGACAGCGAGTCGCGGCAGTCGGGTTCACCCGGCTGGCAGGGTTCGGCAAGGCCCAACCGAGGCGCATCACGACCCGAAGGGCCACCATGTCCTGCTGAGCGAGGTTGTACTTGATGGAGCCGTCATTGTTCTGAATCACGGCCTGATCAAGCAGCTTGAAGGTCATGTCCTGGCGGATGCTGTAAACCACTCGGTTCCAGTCACCAGCGATCAGCAGAGCCGTGGCTTCAGCCTCGCTGATGTTGCGCAGGAAGTTGATCGGCACGCCGTCAAGCTCGTAGGAGGTGCCACCTTGGACGCCACCCTGGCCATGAACGGTCTTGAAGATCGGGTTACCTTGCGAGTCACGGAGACCGCGCAGGCGACCACGCATCGAGAGGGTCGAGACCGCGCCGGTTACGGCGTAGCCATCGTTCTCGATGTCGGCCCAGACGCCGGTTTCACCAAGGAGAGCATCGTAGATGTCATCCCCGGCGCCAACCACGGTGCTGAGGTCCACGTCGTTGCCAGCCGCCACCGCCTGAGTGACAATGCCGGTCGGCCAGTTGGTCGGTCGGTTGGTACCGAAGTACACCGCCATGTCGATGGCGCGGCCAAAGGCTTCCTCGATCTGCGGGCGAGCTTCGGCCCAGATGTCGTAGTCAGCGTCATCCAGCACGGCTTCGGGAATCGGCACGATGACGGCGATTTCCTCCGCGTTGATGTAGACGTTGCTCCACTCCATCTCCGTGGTCTGCTTGAGACCTGTGTCGCCATTCACGAAGTAGGCGTCAGGAAGCGAGCTGAGAACCGGGATGCGGTGTTGATTCCGGCTCATGTTGGGGAGTCGCCGCGCCAGCTGCATGAAGGTGCTGCGGACGGCTACGTTTTGGGCGATTTCTCTCGATACCTCTTCGGGGATGAGAGCTTGGGCTTGAGTTCGGGTAATCACTTTTTTGAGGTGTTAGGTGCGCCCTGCCGACTGCCGAATGAACGAGTTCATGTCGTTGGTCTTGGGCGTTTGTTGAGTCCCGCGTCCCGCGTCGCCGCTCCCTCCCGGAGCAGGCTTTTGAGTGGTGAATAGGTTCGGATGAGCCGCTTTGAGGGCGTCCCAGTTCGGCTTTCCGTTGGCGTCGAGGTGGCCCCCTTCCCGGGCGGCCAGCCATGCAAGGCGAGAGTCCGTGCAACCAGCGGCCTGCGCTCCTTCGAGGAATGCCGCGCGTTGCTCCGACTCGGTGAGTTGGGCTTGCAACTGTCCCAGTTGCGCTTTGAGTTCAGAACCTTCCGTCGCCGCCTTGGCCATATCGGCCAGTTGCTTCTTCAGCTGGTTTTGGGAAGACCGCTCGGAGTCGAGGGCAGACTTCAGCCCCTTGATGTGGCCATCCACGAGCCCCTTTTGGGTTTCATCGAGGCCAGCGAACCAAGCGTCGTAAGTCAGCCCGTCCGTGGGCGGGTTCTGAGCCGGATCAGCCGCAGGGGCCGGAGGTGTCCCACCACCAGGCGCGCCGTCACTGTTCCGGTAACGTCGATATGCATCTCGCAACATCGGAGGCCGGTGGGCGGCCTTGCGCTAGGCGTCAACGGCCCACGAGAGAGCGCAGGGAACGTTCCCGCACGGATGGCCCCCAGCGCGGATCATCGAACTCGGCCACTACGTCAGGGAGAGCGAGCCGCCCGGCACGGTACGCCTCGTACTTGCCAGGGCCAAGGATGCTGAGTTGGTCACCCTGGTTCAGCCGGGCGAAGCGATCAGGACCGAGGCCAATACCATCCTCATCCTCCATGCGGAACACCACAGCGGCGGCGCATCGGCATTGCGGATGCCGGTAGAACGGCTGGTTCACGGAGTAGAGCCGCCCATGCAACGCCCAGCACACCGGGCAGGTGCGAATGTCGAGGGCAGAGATACGCCGGTATCCCACGGCCCCGAAGGGCTCCGCGTTCACTTGGTAGTTCAGCAGGGCCGCATCCCTGTGAGCACTCACGACCTCAGTCCGGGCGATGATGTCAGAGCGTTGCTTGATCTCGCGGGCGGCGTTCACCACGTCGGAGCCCACTCCCGGCTCTTCCACCGCTGTGCGAATCCTGCGGCGAATGGCGGCGGCCACCTTGCGCGGGTTCTGGCCCTGCCCCACGCCTTGCAAGAGGCTATCTTGCACCGCGTCACGGAGCACCTGGGGGTAGCGAGAAAACACCTCCGCCAGCGGGCTCCCGTCGCTCATGCGGCCCACCATGTTCTCGAAGGCGGCAACCGGGAGACGGTTCCACTCTGCGGACACTCTAAGCCGTTCGGGATGGGCCTGATACGCGAAGTCGTAAGCGGCGGCGCTCGCCATGGCAACGGCCTCGGCCTGAGCGTTCGTGATGAGGGCCGTCTGTAGATCCGATACCTCGCCCATTTGCACGGCCACTTGGTCAAGGAGTCGCTGAAGCCGTTCGGAGCGAAGTAGCCACGAAACCGGAGCGTCACCGGCCTCTTTGGCCATGTCATCCAGTAGGGCCAGCAGCGCAATCAGCAGGGCTTCTTCGAGGTCCTTGTACGCCGCCTGCATCCCGGCAAGGGCAACCGCCTCACGCTCTATGATGCGCTGGCGATAGCGGGCCGCGATCTCTTGAATCGTCACGGGAGTTCAGGGGCGCGGAACATCCGGGCCGCCGCACGTTCCTCACGTTGCAGGCTTGCCTCTTCGGCTTGCTGAGCGAGTTCCTGAGCTTGCTCTTGGTCCACGTCCAAAGCCCGCTGGAACACGAACTCCTTGGGCACGCCGAGGCGATCCAGCACCGCGCCAAGCTCGGCCTTTTCCATCTCGGTGACGGGGGAAGTGTCACGCCACACCGCATCAACCTGCTGGCCGGTGGCCGTGCGCACGAGGTCTTCCCAGACGTTCCCGAAGGCGACCTGGCGAGATTCCACCTTGGTCTGCAAGGGGCTCTCGGTGACTCGGAGGGCCGCGCCGCTTGGTACCTGGCCTTGCTGACCGAAGAAGTAGGTAGGCACGCTCGAAACGCGGGCAATCTGAAGCCGTGTGCTCTCGGCTACGGCCAGATTCCCCTGGAACTCGCCGCCCGGAAGTTGCCCAAACTTCGCGTCCGGGTTGCCGGAGGTCCACAGCTTGCTCGGTGCCCAGTCCATGATAGGCTTGCCTGTTGCGGGGTCGATCTGCACCTCAATCCCCGTGGCGAACCGCTGAGGGTACGCGCTGGCCTCCATGCCAACCACGAGATCATAGAGCGCCTTGTTCAGCATGTCCTGAAGCGGAATCACGGCCATGAGTTCAGACCACCCAAACTCACCAAGGCCCGCGCCGTTGGCCCAGTGGAAGACCGGCACGCGCTTGAAGTCATGCGGCTGAACTGCATCCTCGCCATCTTCCTCGAACGGGATGAGGCTCGACGTGGCGATGCTACTGAGCGCGTCCACCTTGGCTTGCGTGATGTACCGCTCTACCCGGTCTTCGTAGTAGATCGTGATGCGGCGGCGTTTTTCGTTTGCGGTGCCCACCTCCCACGTCTTCACGGCCGCGATCATGCGCTCACTGTCGCTGTCATCGTAGATGGGGGCAATCTGCCAGGGTCGCTGCCGATAGAGGCGCGGGCCTTTGCCATCATCCCACAGGATTGCGTAGGCGTCTCCGTAGTGAACGGCGTCCCGGTGAATCTGGCGTTGCTTGGCGTCGAACCGTGACTCCCGCAGGAAGTTGTCCACCTCAGTGCCCGAGGGCGTGAAACCGCTCACGATGAGCCGCCCCGAGATCGTGTCCACCACCAGCGGGCAGAGATTGTCGGCCAGGTCGTTCAGCGCGCCTGCGAACCGCTCACGGAACTGCGCTGAGACGTAGTTCATCGGGTGTTCCCCGGCGTAATACTTGCCCAGCTTCGTGTAAGTCAGAAGCCGGTTGGCCAGGCCGTCCACGCCGTCCTTTAGCTGAGCGCCGATTCCAGGCACCGAGGCGAGAGTCTGAGGGAGCACGGTGCGGAATGGCGAAACCGGGGGCAATCGTCAATAGTTGCCCGCGAGCACACCCACCAAGCGATCTGGGAAGAGGTGGGTAAATCCCCAAACGTAGGCGTCGAGTCGGTCTGGGCTCTTCATGCCCTTGCCGGGCTCCCACTCGCATAGCTGGTCTTCGAGATACGCGAAAACCCCCATGTGGTGAATCTTGCCTTGCTCAGACATCGAGCTGATGGGTTCGGCCCGAGCTTCCTTCGCATGGCTGGCGTACACCAAGATGACGGTGATTGTGGGATCAATCGAGTGAATGGTGTGCCTCACCATTTCGCCGCCTTGGTTGGCCTCTGCGATGATGGCGTTGGCCTTGTATTTGTGGTATGCCGCTACGGCCGCACTGGCCCACGTTTGGGGCGTGCCCTTCAGGCTCACGTCATCCAGCAGAATCCCGCGCCCCTTCGAGGTGCGAGCGCAGACCATGATACCGTGTTCGGCTACATCGTCCGACTTCTTATCCGAGGCCCCGGGGTCCACGGCCACCACGATGCGGCTGATGGGGTCGTTCGGGAAGGGCCGGGTGATGCGGCATTCATCAATCCACGAGCGTTTCCAGAGGGCGCCGGGGTTATCGTCGAGCAATTCCCCCTCAAGCTCTTGCCGACCAAGGCGAGTGCCGGCGTAGCGTTCCTCAAGAGCCGTGATGAACGTGCCCGCCAGGTTCGCTTTGTTATCGTAGGTCGCGCCCCGGGTGATGACCAGATCAGGGAGCTTCAGCACGTCCTTGAAGGTCGGCGTGGGCTTGGGCGTGCTCGCTATGGCAATCTGAGGATTCGTGCCAAGGCGGCAACCAAACACGAGGTTACTCAGGGCCTCGGGGTACTGCCATGCGGCCACTTCATCAGCAATCGCTTTGTGACACTGCGGGCCTCGGAGTTGGTCCGGCTCTGCAGCGGAAAAGCAGAGGGCCGTGGATCCGTTTGGCCAGGTGAGCCGCCTGTCGTTGGCGTTCCACTTGGGCCGGAACCATGGGGGCGAACATGCGAGAATCCCTGCCGGACCACGCACGATGACATCTCGGTAGTCCGCAGACGTTCGAGCGACGATGTGAATGATCGTGCCCGGGGTCTTCGCCCACTCAATCACCAATTCGGCAATGGTGCGGGTCTTGCCCCAGCCGCGTCCGGCCTGGATAACCCATGCGAACCATTCACCGCTGGGGGCTTGCTGATCCGGGCGGCCCCAGAATCGCCAATCGTATTTGAGAACATCAAGCTCTTCCTCGGTGAAGGTGCCGAGGATGCGCCCCCGTTCATCCGCCGTCAGCGAGGCGAGCGAGGCGCTCGTGAATCTCATTGCGCAGGGTTTCCGCCCGGTCGGCGTTCATGCCAGGGTCGATGTCGCTGAGGCCGTAGCTCTCGCGCTCCATCGTCACGATTCGTTGGATGTTGGCAGAGAGGGAGTTCAGGTGGCCGGTGAGGGAGTCGCTACTGGCCATCTTGAGAATGATCATCGCTTCGATGCGCTCTTCCTGGTTCCCGTGTAGATAATTGTGAACAAGATCGAGGACCCGCTCCACGTTGCCACGGAGCTTGGAAATCATCACCCGGTGCTGTGCTACAACCTGAACTTGCCGTTCTGCGGCGGCTTCCACGACCACCGATTTGTTGCGGTCGTACACAGGATGTTCACAAGAGCCGCCTTGTTCACTTTCTTGTTCACTTGCATCCAGGCGCGCGAGCTTGGCCCCACGAATCCGGCGAACCTCGCTCGTGGGGTCCTTCACCCAGGATTCCCGCGTGATGCGGTTCTGGATGGTGGAACGGTGCTTGATGCCGTGGCGCTCGCAAAGAGCCTGGAGGGTGTACGCCCCCGTCTCGTAGTCCGCTCTTACTCGCTGCCAATCAATGACTGGCCGTGTGGACATCAGAGCTTGAACTCAATGGCGCCGTGGAAGTGGTTGCCGTTGCGGAGGTCGTTCACTGCCACCGGGACGGAGGTCTTCACGTCAATCTCCTTGGCCCACTCGAAGACCTTGAAGCCGCGCTGACCATCCAGATGCACTGCGGCGCGCGCGAACGGCTTGCCACCTTCAAACTCCGACTCGCTGAGCGAAACTTCGACATCGAACGGGCCGGGAATCGGGAGGGTCTTGGTGAAGTGGCCGCCCGCAGGGAGGTCAAACACTTGGTCCACGGTGCCCGTCTTGGTGTAGGCGATCTTGAAGACGATCAGATTGATGAACGCGCGGAATCGGTAATCGCCACGAATGCGGATGCTGGGCATGGTCACTCTTGGGATGTGGTGTTGGTGGGGTCAACGGAATGATGTGGCGGCGGAATCGGACGGAAGGCAATCACCCACTGCGCAAACTCTTCGGCTTGCCGTTCCCGCTCTTCCTCCATGCGCTTGAGTAGGTCCTTGCTACATCGCTCGTAGAAGTCGCCGCTCAGCTCATCGAACGTGACGGCCAAGCCGGGATTCATCCCACTTTCACCTCTTCGAGCGACTTCACTGCTTTGCCTTCGGCCTTCTTGAGCCACTTACCAAGCTGGCCGAGAACGGGGAGGTCCATCTGAGCCGAGTTGATCAGGACAGAGCGCGCTTCATGCAGGATGAGGATGGAGAGAACCGTGAGCATCGCTCCGGCCACCCCGTCACGCTTGAGGGTCGGAGTGAGGGCCGCTGCTTGGCTGATTCCCCAGATCACGGCGTACACCGCAACGATGGAACACGAGTAGCCCACCATCTTGGCCACGGTGCGTCGAAAGAGTACGTTTCCATCGAACTTACCCGCGTACCAGGCCGATGCGGCGCCGGTAACCAGATCGAGCATCAAGAGGGCCGCCATCACGATGCCACCGATGACCACACTCTCTGCGGGCATGAGCGAGGCGAGTCCACCGAGGGTCACTGCGGCCACGATCTCAACCGGACCAGCCACCAGGGCCTTCTTGGCCGCCATGGTGACAGAGTGGGCGGTGATCACACTCCCACCCCCAGGGAATCGGGAATCTCAATCCAACCGAATCGCAGGTACGCCATGAGCGTCGCCCACGTCCGGGACCTTCGCATGACGAATCGGCCTTCACGGGAGCCTGCGGAGTTCGTGTTGCCCTCGATGGTTTCCACCTTGAACGGGCCAATGATCTTGGTGACGGCAAAGATGTGGCCGCGCCCGTCTCTGCCATTCCAGATGCCGAACACGCCGCGCTTCGCCCCCGACCACCGGGTAGCGAGGAACTTGTTTTCCTTGGCCCACTGATACCAATAGAAGGTGCTGGCGGCGTTCTCAGGGAGCTTCTTTCGATCGGCACCCGCTTCGAGCAAAGCCCACGTCAGCAGGGCCGCGCACCATGGGGCGGGAGTGTTGACGCCCGCCGCGTTCAGGTACTTCTTGACCTCCGGCCCCCAGTTGGACGGGTTTTCTTCCACGCCAACCTGCGAATCGAGCACCATGAGCGTGCGCTCACTGAGACTGGCCTCACTCCAGTTCTGCCTTGCCCACGCCTTGAGATACGAGGGGGCAGGCTTTTCACGCCATGTCGTTTGCGGCATCTCCCTTCGCGTGGGAGCTGGCATCGTGGGCGTCAACCTTTATCGGATCACACCAGCGGAATAAGCTCCTGGCAGATCGTGGAGAGGTGGCTTTGGAGTAACACCACGCCGTAATCATCTGTTCCGTCAATCGCCGCAACCGCCGCCATTCTTCCGCCCAGAGCCGCCGCGCCTGTCTGAATGAAGTCAGTCGCAACGTAAGGAGAGAACACCCGGTGCTTGGCGTCGAATCGGTAAATCTGGGAAAGCTGGGAGGCCACATACACATTGATGTAGCTGTATCGCCCTTCCTCGCCAAACGGCGCGTAAGTGCCCGTGGTGCCCGCGCCGAAGGCGTTAACGTTGCCGTCGTAAGCGATCGCCCCCGTCCATGCCCCAGTAGCTCCACCCGCAATGTCAAGAACGTCCAAGGTGACCGCGCCGCCCCGGAAGAAGTAGTTGAACGAGTGCCGAGCGTACCGGGCCGTATCGGGCTGAATCCCGAACGAGGGGCACCAGAGACAACCAGCCGCGTTTGCCGCAGGAGCCGTGCCGAAGTACGCCGTACTCCAAGCATCCGCCGCAATGGAGTTGGTGCCGTTGTTGATCGTGGCGTCACTGTAATTGTAGGTGTACGTCGTAGTGTTCCCTGTGGTCCTGAGAACAATCAGGTTCGGAAGCTCGATGACGAACTTGGCCGAACTAGAGGGCGTCGTGGTCCATGCCGCCCCCACCGTGTAAACCGGGGACGGGCCTGCCGTGTGACTGGCAATGATTCGCCGCTGACCAACCGCTGCCGGGGTGACCGTATCCTCCACTATGCGGATCTGGAAGTTCCGGTACTCGTTAGCCGCCACCACCGCATCACCGCCCGAAGCTCGCCCGGTGATTGTCGAAGATGCAGAAGCCGTGGCAGTAATGGCAAGCCGCCCACCCCCGCCAGCGTCCGTGTCATGAGCCCCGAGAATCATGCCCTCGCCGGGCTTATGATTGTACGGAACGTATTGCTCATCCAGCACGAGCATGGCCGAATCAGTGCCGATGGTGGCCGGTAGGTTCGTCGTGCCCCGGTTGGCCAGCGTGTTGATGGCAGGCTCAAAGGTGCGGAAGATACCCGCCGCCACCGTGCCCGCGCCCAGCATGAACAAGCGACCGCAAAGAAGCTCGTACCGCGCCCCCGTCGCAGGGGTGAACGAGAGCGCCGCGTCCAGCGTAATCGTCGGAGTGGTTCCCGCCGTGTTGCCGACAATCCACCGTTCCTCCGTCTTGCCCGCCGTGGTGTCAATGATCCGCAATCGGAAGCCCAGTTCCCCGGAGCCCCCACGGTTGGCAAGCATGTTCACGCCTACCGCCGCAGGAAGGGCCGTGCTAAGAGTGACGCTCGTAGTGGTGGCACCTGCGGCAATCGTGCCCACCGCGCCAAAGGACGGAGCAAAGGCCGAAGTCGAGCCCGCGCCAAAGGTGCCGGCCGTCAATGGGCTTGCCGCCGCAAGCTGCCAAGACTTTGTGACGATGTTATAGCGGTTCAGAACCGCGTTGCTGACGAGCTGATAAATGAACGGATTGCGCGTTGTGTTGTTCCGCAGGTCAGACGCCATGCTGGTGGCCGCCGCGTGGGCGTTGGGAGCGGGCACGGTCTGCACCCACATCATGCGGTCGATAACTTTCTTGAAGGTGTTAGCCATGTTGGTTCTTAGGTGATTCGCGCGCGGTGGCAGTCAGCCCACGCGCTCCAGTTCGCGGCGTTGATGAGCATCGCGCCGTTCCGTCCGTCGATGTTGGTGAGACCTGTCACCGTAGTGACACCCGCAACCGTGGTCACGGTCGAAACCGTGGTTACTGTGCTGACGGTCGTCACCGTCCCTGACTCAATGACCGCCGTAGAGCGTTGCCGCCCGAGAGCGCGATCGAAGCCCATCGGGCTCATAAGAGCGTCGAGGATCCGCCGCAAGAGCGAGGATGCGCCGCTTACTTCCTGCACGGGCATAGGGTTGAACTCTGTGATTCCAGAGTCATCCCTTCCGTACACCGCCCCGGCCGCATCACACTTCCGCCACCGAGCCCCGTCAACGTACTCAAGAGTCTCCCCGGGGAGCAAGATGGTCGAGCGATGCTCACGATCTGTGCCGCTGACATCCACCCTCACGGTGACTGTTTGGGGGACCACATCCCCGTTCCGAATGATGACGGACTTCACCAGCCTAAACTCCCCAGAGGCCGGCGCCGCCACCAGGCTTACCGGGGTCGCACCGTTCGACTGCCCCGAATTGAATACCGGGCTCATAGTCGTGCCAGAGTCATTCACCGCGTAGGCTGTGAACTCCACTGCCGAGCCCGACTCTACGGAAAACTCTAGCGTTGCAGTTGAATCAAGAACCATAAAAAACCACCTTTCTCAGCTCGTAGGGGCTCGGACCATCTGCGCCTTGAAGGGAATCAAGCCACTCAGCCTCCGTGCCGACAAATCCATTTGCCACTGCCACTTGGTACGCACTTAGCCCATCGTCACCTTGCGGCCCTTCCGGCCCTGTTGCGCCCGTTGCGCCCGTGGGTCCAGCCGGACCTGTCGCACCAGCCGGGCCTTGCGGACCCGTTGCGCCCGTGGGGCCGGGGTCGCCTTGCAAGCCTCGCTCCCCTTGAGGGCCTTGCGGGCCAGTAGCCCCTGTTGGACCAGCAGGGCCAGTGGCACCTGTCGCACCCGTCGCGCCGGTCGCGCCGGTCGGACCTGCGGGGCCTGTTGCACCAGCGGGGCCAGTTGCGCCTGTGTCACCTTTAGGGCCTCTCGGGCCAACCAGGGAGTTCAGCTGCACATCCCGCGTGGGGATGGTGATTTCGACGTTGTAAACCGGCGCGTCAGCCGTTAGCTCTACAGTGATCTCGCTCATGCCTGATCGCTGTTCACTCCCCGAATCACCGTGAGCTTGCCGGAGCCGATGACGGTCTCCGTATCGCCATCCCAAAGCTCGATCTCGTACTGATACTGCGGGCCGGGAGTGAATCCGCGCGTGGTCGCTACGGGAATCGTGAGCACCGCAAGGCCCTGGGCGGCGTTCGTGATCTCGAAGCCTGAATCCTCATCGTCAGTCGAGATGTGGAAGTCCGGCTCAACATCCGAAGAGAACACCAGCGTTTTGCCCGTGAGGTTCACGGCGGTGCCTTCTGACGTTTTTACGGAGGCATTCATCGTGAAGGTGGTGCCTTGGTGGATGGTGAGCGACATCTCAGCCCCGCTGGCGACTCCCGCACCCTTGGTCAATCATCGCCCCAACCTCTCAAGCGCATATTCCAGCTTCCAGTCTTCCTCCATCGGCCCGATGAACCTACGGCCGGCAATCGCATCGGGCACCGAGGTGGCATGAGCCTTGCCGATGAGCTTTTGCGCCGTCTTCCAGCCCTTGTTGATGGCCTGCTTGGTGATTCCATCCAGGTGCGCGGCCGTCGCGTGTTCCGTCTGCATCAGCACCACCACCACACCCCGGCGTTCGGCCTCGGTGAGCCAGTGCCAAACCTCACGGATGATGTTCGCGTCCATGTACGGTTCATCGGTGGCCGGTGGCTGCGCCGCAGCGACTTCGATCAGCTCTTCGGCCAAGGGCTCCGCATGGCGCCGGGTGGCCGAATCCTTCACATGGCCAAGGTGCCGAGGCACACACACCCGCACGAAGGCTTCCACCGATGATCCGCGCTCGTGGTCGAACTGACGGATAGCCGCCAGGGCCGCGATACGAGCTTCTTGGAGGATGTCACCTTGCTCCATGCCGGGGATGTGCCACTCGTTTGCAATCGCTTCGAGGATAGTGCCAAGCTCTTTGAGAGCGCGTGCCTCCGCATCCCGATCACCGCGAGCAGCACGTTCCACCAAGACACGGAGCAAGGGGTTCATGGTTATTCCTGCCCCGGCTCGTAGGGCGGCACGATGTTCCCGCACGTCCTGCGAATGGCCGCAATCCGCTCGGCACGCTCGGCTTCGGTGTAGACCGGCACCTCTTGCGGAGCCTCTTCGGCCTTGCGCTCCAGAGCCCGCTGGAGCCTTCGGTCTTCGTACTCGCGCTGAGCATCGTCAGCCGCCACCCGCTCAAGCTCACGCTTCCATTCGGCCATGGTCGGACGGAACCGCTCAGTCTCATCGAGGGCTTGCATCGCCCGGATGATCTGGGCGTTCGTGTACCCCCCACGGTGGAACAGCAGGGCCAGCTTTTGAGCCAGGATGCTCTCATTCAGCCCGGCCTGGGTTGGCTTATCCCCGAAGAACTCCATGGCCTTGAGAGCCATGGTCCGGCGATCCGGCGATACCTGGGCCACCATGCCGCGCAGGTAGCCCTCCACGGTATCCGGCCCGCGCTTGGCCAGGTCGCTCATGCGGCACCTCCGGGAAGGCTCAGAGCTTCGGCCAGGTCACTCATGCGCTGGTTGCTCGATGGCTGGCCACCTTGCGGCCTCCGGGCGTCTGGGTCACCCCACCCGCACCTGCTGGCCTCGGACCACAGGTTCTGGGCACTGCCAAACACCGCAGGGTAGCCGAGCTTTGGCCGGTACCTCGAGCACCACACGATGAGCCGCGTGGCGTCGCTCTCGCCGTAGGCTTCAACCAGCCGCAGGATGGGCGAGCTTTTGCCGATGTACCGCGTGATCATGCTGCGGGTGGGAGGCGGCTGGTTGGTTCCCGCCGAAACTGCCGTGAGGATTCTCTCCACGGTCGGGAACGGGTCGGCGCTGATCACCTCCGGCTCGATGATCTCCGGCTCAATCGGTTCTGGCTCTTGCTCATCCTCCGTCTCGCCAGTTACGTTAGTAACTGAATAAATGGTATGGCTTGGTATGGTAGTGCGCACAACGTGCGCTTCTTGTGCGCACGGTTCAAAATCGCCTTTTTCGGGCGTTTCGTGCGCTTCTTGTGCGCTTTCCGTGCGCACGGGGTGCGCTTGGAACCATGCTTCAATGCGCTCGCGTTCCTTGTTGGAAAGGCGGCTCGTGCGCGGCGTCGTGCCGTCAGCGAAATGCTTGTGCGCACGGGCCAAGGCCATGTGAACGGAGTCGTTGCAGTGCTCCGGCCAACCGTGAACAATGAGCCGGTCGCCCACACGGTCCACGAACCCCGCTTGCACAATCGCCTCCAGTAGCTCTTGAGCGTTGCCGGTGTACCGGATGCTCCGGGCCATGACCGTGGGCTTCATGCCCGTGATCTCGCCATCGGCGTAGTAAGCCGCCACGTGATGCCAGAAGGCTTCCATGATGCCAAGGGCGAAGCAGTCCATGATGCCGAGAGCATCGGCCAGGTCGAGCGTTTTGGGGTGCTCAAGGGTTTTCGCTTTAGCCACCGAACATTCCCTCCTGCTTCACGGCCTTCTTGCCCCTCACGGCTTGCCGCAGGGCGTGGAGATGCTTGGCTTCATCCGCCCACACCTGTTGGCGCTCACGGGGAGCCATGATCTTCCGGCTGGAAAGGTCCATAGCATCCGCCGCCCGGACGTAATCCACAGCGGTTTGCACGATGTCGGCAGCTTCGGGGAATTGGAGTCGCAGTTCTGCGATTCGATCAGGACTCATCTACCATCACCTTCAGCACTTGGAGCTTGTAGACAACCCCTGTACCCCTTGTCATGAAGCTAATCACTTCGAGGTCGTAAGCCCAGCCTTGCTCAATTTTGTTTCCGTAGTAACCTCGCTCACTCATCACGAAGCGAACCTTCTGACCTTTCTTCAGGGCGGGCATGTCGTAGCCCCCCCACATGATTTCCTCACCGATTTCGACGTAACGGCTAATACCATCGGTGAAAATCTCTTGCAAGCCTTCATCAGCCATAGCAGGGAGTTCTTTCACGGACACCGAAGCCACGGCATACGATGAGAGTTCACACTTCCCTAGCCGGAATGGCTCTATGGTGAAGAAAAGATGATTCCCTTGATCGTCACTCAGTGAAACATCACCATCTCCACATAGAGCCGGGTTGCCTTTGAACTTGCCATCCCTGGCAAGATTGAAGACCTCTTCCATTGTGTAGACCTCATGTCCGGCACGGTTGAAGAATCCTTTGACGCTGTGGCACGAAAGGCCGCCGCCAGTCTTGCGATACAGATGCGGCCCCGAAGTGCCGTAGCGGATGACCAAATACTCTCCCATCAGTCTTCCACCACCGGAATGATTACGATCTCAAGAAAACCCATCCCCGTTTGTGGCTTAGGGAGCCATTCGACGTTATCACTCAGAACGTTCTTGGCTCGGTCATCCGCAATCACGGCCGCATCACGAAGGCCATCAATGGCGGGCTTCGCGGCGGCGCGTGCGTTATCTCGGTCCACGGGGCAGTACGGTTTCTCGGTCTGCTTCATGAGCTTGCCCTTTGAACTACTCCAAGACTGCGAGGGCGGGCAGTAGCGGTAAACGATATGGAATCGCTCGTAGTTCATGTCTTTGCCTTCGCTCTTTAGGCCCAGCAGTGCCCAATCATTCCGAATGTCAGCCGTAGCCTTGCGACGCGGCCAGGGAGAGGCACCTACAGCGGGCTTCACTGCCTGCTTAGGGAGGGCACCACGGATGACGATGGGGTCGAGTGTCTTAGGCACTAGCATCCTCCGCTACCCATCGGTAGATGAACACCAGCGTGACGATGAGCCACAGAGCGCAGAGAACGATGAGACCTTTCATTGGACCTCCGGCGCGTTTTCTAGTGAGATTTCGATCACGTCCGGCTGAACCGGAAGTTCACTCGGTAGCGTCTCGCCTTCTTCGCAAAGGAACCACCAGTTAGCGATGGTATCCAAATGAGGATTGATCTCGGCACGCAGAGGAAGGCCAATCTCTAAGACCTCCAAGCTTTCGCCGCCCAGCATGGACATGGCAGGAACGCAGAAGACCAACCAGAATTGGCCGGTGTGGAGTTCGACCAAGTACCAACCTCGGCTCACGCTCCGACCTCCTTAGTCGTCAATGTTTCCCAGGCTTGCTCAGCCTCTTCACGGTATCCGCGATAGTTGAGATTCAGTGCTTCATGCGCCTCGAAGAGCGCAGGGCAGTTCTGCGGAGCATCACCGGGCCTTGGCCAGTCCTTCTGTGCCAACTCTTCATGGCAAGCTCGCCAGATGAGGAAGGCAAGAATGGAGCACGCCGAAACGTGTTCCTTGCAACCAGGAACGAACGCAGGGCGACCCGCCGCCGACATGAACTCGGTGTATCCCCATGTGCGGGAATCCCGAACGGCTGGGCCTGCGGGTTGCGTGGCCCGATGAAGGATGTAGCGGAGGCTTGCGAGGCATCGCTCAGCATCAACCTCATCCATAAACCGGATGGGTGAGGCGAGCCTCATCAGCATCTCCGCGCGGATCCAGTTCTCCCGCTTACAAGCGGCAAGGTACGCCTTTCGCTCTTCGGTTTCGACCGGCTCGGGGGCCTTGGCCGTGCGCAGGTATCGAACCTCACCGGCCAGGCCGTAATCCGACGCGGCATCCACCACAATCTTCTGGAATTGGTCGGCCTCTTCGGGGCTCGGCTCTCGCTCAATCGGGAGCACGCTGTCGGTGTAGGTGATGCGCATGAGAGGCAATCCCGTGAACTTCGCCACTCGCTGAGCGTGGTAGCTGGCCTTTTCATCGAAACAGGCCCGGTTCTGGCACCGCGCAGGATCATCAGCGCCGAAGAGGTCGGACTGCGTGGCCGTGTTGCGCGGGCAGGCCGTGCAAGCCGGACGCTGGCCCATCGGTACCGTCGTATCAAACGGCGCCTTTTCCAGCAGGTGACCATGGCGACCGATGTAGGCCCGGAGCTTCACCGCGTTATCAATGCCGTTGTAGCCCCTGGCCAGTTCGAGCACTCGCTCTTGGTCAATCGGTTCCAGTCGGCAAGCAAGCTCGTACCAGCTCAGCGGGAACTCTTTCCGGCCCAGCGACTCCATGAGTGCGGGTGTGAGGTCCAGCAGCTTGCGCCGGCGCGAAACCCAGTCCACACCGCGCGAGAGACGATCTGCAACGGCCTGATCAGTGTCATAGAACTTCGAGAGGCCCACGATTGCGGCCACCTCTTCCAGCGGCTCCACGTCCACGCGCTCCATGTTCTCGGTGAGAGCGGCTTCGATGGCTTCTTGGTCGCTCATCTCGCGCACAGAGCACGGAATAGCGGAGAGGCCCGCCAGGATGGCCGCACGGGTGCGACGGGAACCGCACACCACCTCATAGCGGCCGTCCACTTCCCGCACCAGCACGGGTTGAAGGAGCCCCTGCTTCTTGATGGACTCAGCAAGCTGGGCAAGGCCCTCATCGCTGACGGACTTGCGCGGGTTGTAGGGCGCGAGCACCAACTCGGCCGGGTTGAGCATGGGGAGGCTCACTTTCGCCATCTCCACACAGCGTCACAGGCCAGCACCAGGGTGTTGAACCAGATGAGAGCCAACAAGATTTTCTCGTTGGTGCTCACGCCGCCACCTCGCTCTCTTCGCCCGCCTCTTGTTGCGGGATGCCGCGCAGGGAATCCAAGCTCACCTTTGCCGCCGCCCAGAGGTACTTGGCCGCCATGAACGCGATCTCGAACAGCACCAGGAAAAGGAAACCGGGCAACGAAGCGACCCACATGGCATGACGCCGCCACGCCGGACGAATCTCGGCAATCTGCTTGCCTTCGGCCCAGCGGAAGATGGCGGCCAAACTCATGCCCACCCAGGCACACAGGGCGAAGTCCAGAACGCTCACGCTTGCACCACCTGCAGTTGCGCTCGGGGGTTGATGCAGGACCGGTAGTACCGAAGAGCAAGCAAGGCCCGCTTCGTCTCCCAGCCATTCTCACGGAGTTGGGAAACCACTGCACCCTCCTCCATCTGCGACACCTCATTCATGGGTCGCCAATCCAGCAATTCACCGACCTTCACAGCGTCGGCCTTCTGATCCTTTGATGCGTTCATCAGCTTTGGTTGGCCGCATTTTCAGCGGCTTCCTGTTGCCCAGGTGCGGCCTCAGGTACCATCGGGGATGCGTGCGCTCCGATTGTCTCTGAGAGGGGTTGCATAACGGCCTCGTTGCGCTTCACCGCACGGGGCCTTAGTTCTTCTGGGAGGTGCAGATATACGTTCTGCCTGGCAATCCCAATTTCGCGGGCAATCTGAGTAGGATTCAGCCCTTTCCGCGCAAGCTCAATCACCCGGTCACGAAGTCCGGTAGTTTTGCCGTTGCGTGGCAATGTGTCAGCCATGCCATCATCATGTCATGACACTGACACCCGTGTCAATACCGGGACACAACATTTATCGCACACTCCTAGAAATGGGGCGCAGAACTGAGCTGTCGAGGTGGCGGAAGGAGCAAGGATGGGACCAAGAGACCCTTTCCCGCAAGCTCGGTGTCAGCCGGTCAGCCGTGGCCGCCTATGAGTCCGGCCAGACCCGCTCGGTTCCCGCGAACGTGGTGACGATCTTACGGGGCCTCGGATTTGCTGGGTCGCTGTCACAAAACGATGAGTTCATCGGTGAAATAGAAGTGATGGTCCCGTTTATTGGTCAGATCAAAGGGGCACGCCCAGATTCATCACCGCTCGACGTGGCGGCTCAGTACCGCGTTCCTTCCCATATGACAGTTGAAGAGTGCTTCGCCGGAGAGGTCGTGGATGACGCCATGATGCCAAGCCTCAAGCCCGGAGCGATTGTCATTGTCAAGCCGACGCCGGAGATTCGCCTCTCGAACATCGTTCTATGGAGCGGGCCAGAAGGCATGATGCTCCGGCGCTTTGAGCATGACGGGCGTGACTACATCCTCACGGCCGAGAACCCGAAGTACCCGCCTGTGGTGGCTGAAGGTCACGCGCTCGGGGTTGTGCTCGGCTTCCTTCTGCAGCAAGGTGATGACATCGAGACCCGGTACAAAAGGTCAGGCTTGCGATGACGTGTCATCGTAGGTAACATCCTGCTGCGACTTGCCCAGCCTACGGGGTGGGTTCGGGCTCCCTCCGGGGAGCCTTTTCTACTCCGGGCTCAACACTTGGCGCGACGGCGTAGCGCAAGTGCCACAAGCCCACCAAGCGCAATCATGCTAGTTGGCTCAGGCACCGCCTGGAGAGACGCCTCCCAGCGGGCCGCAATCTTCCCGTATCCCTGAGCGTTGGGATGCACGAAGTCGGCTATGTCCGTGTCCGGGTTCAGGGCCGAGAACATATCGACGTAGTAGATCGACCGCCCAGCCAGCTGGCGCTCCGCGACAATCTCGGGGACCATGATCGAGACGTTCGTAGCGTGGGCCAGGTGGTGAAGGTAGTTCGCGCCGAAGGAGCTGTTAGCCTTGGGGATCGAGGCCATATGCACCTGAACCGAAGGATCCACCGCAAAGAGCGCATCTAGCAGCTCGTTGTATCGCGCCCGCATCCCCGCCGGGTTGTTCTTATATTCCGCCGAATCGTTGGTCCCTGCCATCAGCAGCACCACGTCCGGTTGATAGGTCGTCATCCACTGAGTGACATTCCCTCGGTCGGGGAGCGCCGCTTGCCCGAAGGTGAGAGAGGCGACATTCCAAGAGGGTTGCCCAGCGTGGGGACGGTCGGCCACAGGGAGAGCCGTACCGCCCTGGGTGCGGGGACCCACAGGGGTAAAGGTAAAGCCTTGGGCCCGGAGAGCGCTATACAGCGGACCACGATAGCCGCCAACTTGCGGGGTGCCGGTTCCTTCGGTGATCGAGTCGCCAAGGGGCATCAGCTTGCCAAGGTCAATGACGGTCGCACCTGAAATCGCGGCACACGCAAGTGCCAATGTCGCCAGCGAGGCTTTCATGCGCCGGAGTTTACTCATCACTCAGGCCGTCGGCGGGGCGAGTCATCCAAAGCCAGCAAATCTGCCAGATGAGCAATGGCATGGCCGGGACTTTCACAAAATACGCAAAGAAAATTGTCATCGGTATTGACACTTGTGTCATGACAGTGGTATATTGTCATTGTCGCTGTGAAGAGCGACGGAGACAAACAAGTGACCCAATTCCAAAACGGACTGCTGACCGGCCTTGGTGCCGCAGTGGCCGCTCTCTACTTCGGCTGGTGCCTCAGCACTGGCATCAAGGCTGACCAGGAATACCTGGAAGCCAATGACGCTCGAATCGAGCGCGAGATTCAAGCCCGCGCGGGGTGGAGCAAGTGAGCCGTTGCCCCGAAGGTTGCGGAGTTGCTTTGGTCGAGGACGTGATGGAGATCGTGAACAACGGCAAGTGCCCGCACGACCCGGACGCCACCTTTGACGAAGTGGACTCCCTGCGGTGCCCGTCCTGTGGCTACGAAGTCGAAGCTGAGGCCATGCTCGCCCCGTTCGTTCCTGAGCACGGGCGACCGGCCCCGAGCGAGGATGAGTTTGACGTGTTTGCGGAGGTGGTGGCGTGATCGACGCCGCCACCGAATCGGCCATGCGCCGAGACAGCATCACCATGTTCATCACCAAGCTGGGGCATGACTCTGTTCAGCACGTCGAAGATAAGGCCCCGGCCACCGAGGATGAGCTGAAGGCTCTGGAACGGCTTGAGTCTGAACTGAAGCTCATCTTGGAGCGAGTGCAAGGGCTCATCATGGACGCCCCGAGCTTCGTTGAAGAGTGCCCCGCCGCACCTGGTGAAGAAGGTTATGTGGAGGAAGTGGCCTAATGGCCGCTCCCTCCATCTCCACCAAGACGGCCCGAACTGAGACCAAGGCCAAGCAGGCATGGCTCGAAGAACGCCGCACCTACTTGGGCGCGACGGACATCAGCGCCATCATGGGCATCAACCCTTACGCCTCCCCGCATGACGTGTGGAGAGCGAAGAAGGGGCTCAGCGAGGATGAGTCGAAGATCGCCATGCGAGTGGGCACCTACCTGGAGCCCTTCATCGCGGCTGAGTTCGCTCACCAAAAGGGCGTGAAGGTTCGCCGCTCGAAGCTGTACCGACATCCCAAGTTCCCGTTCCTGGCTTGCAACCCAGACCGCGAGTTCACGATGCTGGTGGACGGCGTGAAAGTGCCGGCCTTGCTTGAGTGCAAGAGCGTCGGCTACTTCGCATCGGCTAACTTCGGGCAGGACGGTTCGGACCAAATCCCTGAGCACTACATGATGCAAATCCTGTGGCAGATGATCGTCACCGGCCGCAAGGTGGTGGCGCTGGCCGCTCTGGTGGACAACCGAGAGCTGCGTGTCTTTTACTACACCTTGGATCCGAACTACTCCACCTGGGCGCATGTGTTCGATGAGGTCACGGCGCGGCGGGTGTTCAACTTCGCTATCAGCTGGTGGCGTCGGCACATGGAAGGCGACGAAGAGCCCGAGATGACGGGCCATGACTCGGACCACAGCTACATGCAGAAGGTCCGGCCCTCCTACGAGAACGGCCAACTCACCAACACCGACGAAGAAACCGACGCGCTGTGCGTGCGACTGGGCAAGGCGAAGGTACGCCGTGACCGCGCCCAGTACGCGCATGACGAACTGGCGAACCGCATCAAGGCTTATATGGCTAAGAACCGCGTGAGCGAGCTTGAGTCCACAGTCGGCGTTTTCAAATGGAAGACCAACGTTCGCGGCGTCGCAACGTTCCAGACCCCCTTCAAGAGCAACAAGGCATGAGCACGAACGCTATCAAGATCAAAACCCTTCAGGACCAACTGAACAAGTCGGCTGGCACTCTCTCCAAGGTCGCGGCCTCCAAGGTCACGCCCAACCAACTCATCAAGATCGCGCTGAACGCCGCCATGCGTAACAGCACGCTCCTTCAGTGTGACGCCCGCTCCATCGTGCGCTCGGTGCTCCAAGGGGCTGAACTCGGCCTGGTGCCGGGCTCGGCACTGAACCAGGCGTACTTGGTGCCGTTCAAGAACTCGAAGGCCGGCACTTGGGAGGCTCAGCTCATCATCTCGGCTCAGGGCCTTGCAGAGCTGGCCTACCGCTCCGGCATGGTCTCCAGCATCACTGTGGAGTGTGTCTACAAGGGCGATGAGTTCGAGTTCGAGCAAGGTCTCACGCCGAAGCTGCGGCACGTCCCGGCTGGCGAAACCGATGACCCCAAGGACATCACTCACGCCTATGCCGTGATTGCGCTCAAGGACGGTGCCCAGGTCTTCAAGGTGATGACTCGCTCCCAGATTGAGCGCATCAAGCTCCGAAGCCCGGGCAAGGGTTCCAGCGGCCCGTGGGTCACTGACTACGAAGAGATGGCCCGCAAGACGGTGGCCAAGAACGCCTTCAAGTTCGTACCCAAGAGCATCGAAGTGGCGAAGGCCGCCGCGCTGGATTCTGCCCAGCAGTCGGAGGATTGGTCGGACGTTGAGTTTGACATCCCCGAGGCTATGCCCGAGCTTCCCGAGGCCGAGGCTTCAACCGCAGTTCAGGCCCTGGAATCGAAGATCGCGGAGCGCACGGGAGACGTGGGCGACGATGAAGACTTTGAACTGAGCGGGGATGGAGAATGAACCACAAGTTCATCATCAAGCCCGCTTGGGACTTCGATGACCACAAGGGCTGGGACGTCAGACTTGGCAGGCGGAATGAAGGTCAGATTAGCTGGTACAGCGCAGACCATGAGAACGCCAAGGACGATGAGGGCGAGGGGTTCTATTGGTCGGCATACGTTCCCCACGAAGACCTGAGTGGCGGCAAGTTCGACACTCTCGAAGCCTGCGCTGACGATATGTGGGCCAAGATCATGGCGGCCTGCGGGGATAAGCGGTGAAATCCTTCATCTCCCTCGATTTCGAGGGGTCCGGCAAGGACCCCCGCCGCCATGCTCCGACCCAGCTAGGTCTGGCCCTGTTTGAAGGTGATGAGGTGGTGAGCACGCTCGAAACGCTCATCGGCCCGCCGAGGCACTACAAGACAGATGCCATCACCCGGGAATACGACTTGGTTGCGCTGGAACTGACGGGCTTCACGATGAAGCAGTTACTCGAAGCTCCGAGCCCCACCGAAGTGTGCGGCATGGTGCGGGCCTGGGTGCGAGAGCACGCGATCGGGAATCTGCCTTTGGTGGCTTACAACGCGGGCGGCTATGACTGGCCGATGATGCGAGAGTTGGCGTTCTTGGGTGGTGGCTACGATAAGTTAGCCCGCCGCTTCGAGGTCGCCTCTCTTGGCCTGTCTCACCGCTGGGTGTGCGCTATGGAGCTTGCCCGGGCGAAGATTCCAGCGGAAGAGATTGAAGGGTGGAAGCTGGATGATGTCGCGGGTTACCTCGGCCTCGATGGTCGCACCACGGAGCTTCACGGAGCCCTTGAGGATGCGATCCTGGCCGGGCGCGTTCTGCGTGCCCTGAGCAAGCCGAAGGAACTCTCGGGCACGTTGCTGGAAGAGGCTGAGGTGGTGGCGTGAGGTGGACGCAAGTACCGCCAACTGAACCTGGCTGGTACTGGTTCAGGAATCGCGCAGGTGACGTTGGCGTGGTTGAAGTGGATGCCCCCCTGATTGACCGGGCGAAGAAGCAATACGGCTACTTTATGGAAGGTGAGACAGACTTCGCGCTATTTTGGGGGGACCGCCCCATTGAATCACCGTCTGAGGCTGAGGTGGTGGCCTAATGTCCATCGGTTGCGACTTCGGAGAGTGCAGCTTCTACCACGAGTCGGCCCACCGCTCCCGAAAGCAACGTAAGTGCATCGAGACATTTCGGGTTATCGAGCCCGGAGAGATGTACGTTTCGTGCCGTGGGTTGAGTGACGGGGAGTTCTGGAGCGAGCCTCAATCGCTGAAGGCTTATCATCTTTGCCGTGCCCTTCACAAGCTACATGAGGATGAGACTGGGCGTTCCGAGTGCGTGATTTCCTTTGGCGGATTGCCCGAAGTCGAACTCTACGACATCATCGAGGCGTTCAACATCACTGACTACCACAAAGACGGGTTTATGATCCGCGCTTTGAAGTGGGCGAATGTTCTTGGCCCGACGTGGGAGCAAGGTGATGACTCAGATGAGTTCCTTATCCACGATGTCTCTGATGAGGATTGGGAGAAGGTCACGGCCCTGAGTGTGCTTCTCTATCCTGCCCCGGTGCCGTTTGATGCGTTGGGAAGGCCGCTAAAGGTTGAGGTCCCCGCATGAAACGCCGCCACATCCACCTCGACAAAGTGACCGCGCTTGGCACCTGCCCGGCCTCCGGGAAGATGAAGTACGGCACTCGCGCTGAAGCCTCTGTGAAGCGGCGCAAGCAACTCACCGACCAAGGCAAGGTTTACCGTTGCCCCGACTGCCACTGCTGGCACATTTCCTCTGAACGGAGGTCCAAAACACATGACTGAAACTCAACTTCTTGCCGTCCGGCTTAGAGCCGATGCTGTCGTATGTTCGGCACGCGCCGAATGCGAATTCAAGGAGCCAAGTATCCGCGCATGGCGTGGGGCGGCTTATGAACTGAATGTCCTTGCCAAAGAACTCGAAGCCTCCGCAAGCGAGCCCGCCTCGACCGTGACCGACGCCGCGATTGTGGCGCAGGCTCGGTTGGTGAGAGAGTTGCAACGAGCCCACGACTTTGGAGAGGCGCACCTGATCACGGAACGCCAGCACCAAGAGCAACGGCTCGACGCCATGCTCAAAGCCTCCGAGGTGACCGCGTGAGCCGAAAGAAGCAGGCCAAGAAGGGCGAGATGGTGGACATGTTCTGCCGCAACGTGTGGACCGAAGAAGGCCCCGCCATTCACATCAAGATGAAGGGCGTTGAAACCGCTATCAGCCCGGAAGCCGCTAAGGACTTCGCTGGTCTTATCTTGAGGAAGGTGAATGATGCTGAGTTTGAGAGACGGCTGGCCGCTTACTTGGTGAATGAGCTTGGCATGGAGGTCGAGCGGGCCGCCGATTTCTTGACCGACTTCTGCGAGTTCAACTGCGAGTTCAAGACTGAAGAGGTGACCGCGTGAGCATCAACGTCGTAGCCATCTCCGGCCGCATCGGCAAGAAGCCCGAGCAACGCCTCACCACGGGCGGAACCGAGGTGACTGAGTTCTCCATCGCCGTGGATAAGCGGAAGAAGGAGGATCCGCCCATGTGGTTCCGCATCACGGCCTTCGGCAAACAGGCTGAGTTCGCGAATCAGTACCTCGACAAAGGCCGCCAGGTCATCATCTCGGGCCGCTTAGAGCAGCGCAAGTACGAAGATCGTGACGGCAAGAGCCGGGAGTCCATCTCGATTGTCGCAGAGCAAATCGAGGCCGTGGGTTCTCGGACTGATGGCGTGAAGCAGGTGCAAGGCACCCAAGACATTCATGGAGAGGAAGATGACTTTGACCCATTCTCATAGCCATAAGCTCTCGATGGCTAGACGCAAGCTAGGATCGCAAATCAGGCTCATTGGCGACGGTGCCGCAGAAGTGGAACTCACCCAGGGTCTTGTAGCAATCATCGATCAAGAAGACATTCCCCTAGTCGCACCGCACAAATGGCATGTGGCAAGAGGAAACAAGGACCTCTGCTATGCCAGGTGCAACGGAGACAGAAAGGCTGTGCCCATGCACCGCCTCTTGTTTGGAGACATTCCTGCTGATGTTCAGGTGGACCATATCGACCGGAACGGGCTCAACAACCGCAGAAGCAACTTGCGGCTATCTAATGCCACATTCCAGAAGCTAAACCAATCGGTGCGCCGAGACTGCACCAGCGGGTGCACTGGAGTCCATTTGCGGCCAGACGGCAAGTGGCAGGCCAGAATCTCGGTGAACGGCAGGCGCGTAAGCCTTGGCCACTTTGCCACATTCAATGACGCACAGTTCTGCATGGAGTCGGTGCGTTCAATCGTGGATGAGCTTATGCTCCAGCTTCCAACTGTAGCCAAAGTGCTTGAGAGGGAAGCGTCGTGACAGGCAACCCCACCCTCACCCCTGAACCCACTCTCTCCCTCGGCCACGGCTGGGGAGAGGCCCTGTGCGTGATCACCTTCCCTGGCGGCGTCTACGCGGCAAATCAGGCCACTCCGCACGGGCCTGACTCCTTCGAGGTTCACGGCCTGGCCGTGCATCTGGATGAGGCGTCTGCGCAGGATTACCTCACCTTCCACCGTGAGAGCCTGCCACCGGGCGGGGAGATTGTAAGCAAGAGCTACGAGGCCGCGCGAGAGATCGCAGTTGGCAAGGGGCTCGGCGCGCTGTTGCTCTTTCGCGGGGCTGTGATCGTGGATGTGGAGTACCTGAAATGAGCCGCTACGCCAAGCAGCGACTCACCCTTTTGCAGTACGGGTGGGATGACTACACGAACTGGAAACGTGGCGGCGGGCCGGAGCCTGAGAACCCCTACGAGATGATGAACTTCGCTCGGCGGGCTTGGCAGGAAGGATTCGAGATGGCAAAGAAGGGGAAGGACAGGCCGGAGGCGTTGGCAGAGGTGGTGCGTCAATGAGCCTCAAGAACAAGGCCATGAAGGCGGCCCGTATCCTGGCCGGGAATGCCGTTTCGCCCGAGCATCACGCGAACGTGGCGAACATGATTGCCCGCGAAGCTCAAGCGCTCTCCATGGCCGATGGGATGCACTACACGCCTACCCATATCAGTAACAAGTTCACGAAGGATGAGCTTCGGGTCATGCCAGACACCGTGGTTCCTTGGTGCCGGTTGCGGATTGGAGACACGGTGGTTCTCATGGGGCTCTCTCACGCGAACAGGGACATGATGGCCTCTGAAGGGCAAGATGTCGAGTTCGACTTCAGAGGGCCAGACGCCCCCAACGCAGTCATTCTTGCTTACTACGAGGATGGCTCATATTTCCCTAGCTCCGACGATGTGATGATCGTGGCCACCGACGCCGCGCCCAGCACTCTTCTGGACCAAAGGGGAATGGAGTCGGCTATGAGGGGCGGGCTTCTTGATCAGTTGGTGCGACTGTTGATCAAGCACGGGCGAATGGAGTAATGCCCTCCACTCCGCTCCCCCGGCTGGCCGTCACCGCCGCCAACGCGGCCACCATCCTGGGGGTCTCCAAAGAGACCTTCCAGGGGCTCGTAGATGCGGGGCTTATCACCCCGCTCCCTTATCTCGGAACCTACGCTATGTCCGATTTGAAGGGCTTGATTCAGGCACTTAGAACACAGCAAAACAGCACGAATGGAACGGATTTACAGGGGAATCAAGATCACAGGGAGAATCCAGACGAAGGGCAAAATCGAGGCCCGCTGGACCTTCGACAAGAAGCGGGGCTCTTGCTACGGCGCAACATGGGAGGAAGCAGTCGAGAAAGCGATTCTGCGCCTCAAACCGAACCTCGCCGCCCGAGACGCGGAAAGCCTTCAGCGGCGTAGCCGTTCCGTTATCATCTGGTTCGCTGGCGAGCTGAGCCAGCTCTACGCCGACCGTTCGCCCGCCACCCGTGAGCAAGCCGCCTGGGCCATTCAAACGCTCTGCGATTGCACACCGGACGCCCTTTTGCTGGATGACCTCACCCTTGGGGCCGTGCTGGGAATCTGGCGCGAAGCCTGCGCGCGCTACCCGAAGCCCAACACCCGGAGAACGCTGCGGAAGTTCTTGGTGAGAGCGTGCGGGCTGTGGGCTCGCTCAGGAGTCACGCCCTACGATTACACACGGGAGATCAAGGCGCCGGCCGCCACACGAAAGGAGATCGTCCCCACCGCCGATGAAGCCATGCGGCTGTGGCTCGCTCACCGGGAGCACTACCTTGGCCCCCTGCTGTTCTGTGAGTTCGTCCTTGGGATGCGATCAAGCGAAGCCCGCGCCATCACGCTCGATATGCTGGGCGAGGATACGCTTCTGGTGCCAGGCACCAAGACGAAGGCCGCACACCGCACGCTGGCCCTCTCTCCGGCCATCAGCGCCGTCTTGCACCACTACGCCGCTGGCCAGCGCAGATACCTCTGCGGCAACTCTCAGGGCGGATTCCTGCGGGACAACATCACGAGAGACCTGCGGCCCCTCTATGCCGCCGCTGGGGTGCCCTACGCAGCTCAGCACGGCCTTCGCCATGCCTTTGCGACGGGTGCCGAGCTTCTGGGGATGCCCCGCTCCGTGCGCATGGCCATCATGGGGCAGTCGGTGACGCACGAAATCGGAGACCTCTACGTTCATCCGACCCCGGTAAATGTACGGGATTGGCTCACGATTTGGGAGAACTCGCTTGGCCTCGAAGCGCAAAATCTGTGGGGTACCGCTGGGGTACCGGAAATCAGGTTGCCGAAGTAAATGGGCGATTTTGAACCTGAAATCTGGTCGGAGCGCCGGGATTTGAACCCGGGACCTCTTCCCCCCCAG